CTCAGAAGGAGAACCGATTACCTTCAGAAAGAATTAAAAAAACGATGAAAAACATACTACAAAAAGCTATACTACACTGCCTTTTTTTATTGTCCGTATTTGTATTCTTATGGATGATAATGGGTTTCGTGCTTACCCTTTTGGGGATCTGAATCATGTCGAAAAACAACGAAAAAAGAATTCGTTTCGCACCCATTCCTCTTGCCATTTTGGATGAGTATTGCGAACTGCACGGCATGACGCCAAGTGCCGCAATATCGCCGCTAATCACGGCATATTTGCGGCATCCCTCGCGCGCGTCGCGTCATTCTTTACAGAATGAATATAATATACATAGCCAAGAAACCGCAGATTCGCCGCAAATTGCGGCAAAGAAAAAACCGACTTCTCGGAAGAAAAACAAGACCCCGTTGCCCGATGACTTCGATCCACCAAAAGCAATTTGCGAAGAGGCGGGAGTGGACCACGACAAAGCGGTCAGGTTTTTCAAAGCCCAAGCGGAAGCAAAAGATTATCGATACGTAAATTGGAACAAGGCATTCGCATTAGCGGTTAACGGTTACCTCGTACAAAACTACCCTCAGATTTTGCAGACCAAACAAGAGAACGAATTCTGAGCATGGATTACGAACTGGCGGAAATCGCGGTACTCGCCGCATCCATGCGCGATGACACGGGCCGATCCTCGGCCACCGCATTGGAACATCTCACACCCGAAGATTTCTCATCCCCGGAAAGGCAACGAATTTTCAAAGCAATCACGAAGCTCTCGCCAAACTGCAACGAGGTAGACGTCCTCATTGCGGAACCGTCCTTGGCGGACAGCGTGACTTACGTTTCCGAACAATACGGAGGCGGACAAATCGAGAGGTACGTCGATTACCTGATCGAACATCGCAACCATCGCGCAATCGAGTTGGCGATACTCAAAGCGCAAGACACAATCAAGGACGGAGGAACCGCAGAGGAGGTCGCATCCGCATTCACGCATTCCGTAGCCAAGGCGTTGAGTAAACGCAAAGGCCAGGTTTCGCTCAAGGACGCAGCCACTCAAGCACAAGCGGACTTTCTCAATATCGATGCAGGCGGAGTCTCCGCAATCCCAACGGGGTTTCGCAAACTGGACGCACATCTTCAAGGAGGATTGAAAAAAGGAAGCTTGTACGTGATTGCCGCACGACCGGGTATCGGGAAATCAGCATTGGCGATCCACCTCGCAACCCAAGCCGCGCAAAAGGGAATCCGTTCATCCTACGCATCACTCGAAATGCTCGCATCCGAATGCGCGGGACGATTGCTCACTTCGGTGAGCGGAGTCCCGCGCCCAACCGCACAAGGCGAGCTTTCACATTCAGACAGGCAGAAGATCGAGCAAACAGTCAAAGCGTTACGAGGTTGGCCCATAACCTTCAAAGACGACAACCAAGCAACACTCGAAGCATTCTGCGCATTTCTCCATCAGCAAAGACTCGAAGGAGAACTTGGCTTGGCAGTCATAGACTACCTCCAACTTCTCACCTCTCCCGGTTTCTCCTCCCGTCATGAGGAAGTCAGCGCGATTTCTCGCAGCATGAAGGCACAAGCTCTGGAACTTGACCTGCCCGTGGTTGCGTTAAGCCAACTCAACCGAAACCTCGAAGCGCAAAACAGAAAACCCGCATTGTCGGATCTCCGCGAATCCGGGTCCATCGAACAAGACGCGGACGTGGTGATGCTCTTATCCAAGGAAAAAGAAGTTTCTCCTTCAAAGGACGTCATTCGCATCCACCTCGCGAAAAACCGAAACGGACAAACGGGATACGTCCTGGCCGACTTCGACAAAGCGGTTGGTCGATTCTCGACCCACGTTCCGAGCCGATTGAATGACGAAAACCCCGTTTCTCCTTCCGAACCTTCATGGTAAACTTCGGGAAACTACCAAAAGGCACGATAGGAGACGCGAGAAGGGGTCTAATCGTGCGTTTCGGGAAAAAAGAGGGTCAATACCCGTGCAAGGGTAGCAAAAGGCTTTTAGGGGCGTTAAGGGATTAAGCGAAGTCAGGCGGGAGATCCGTTTCCCTTGAAAGTCTGAAGTTCAACTTTAAATTTGCAGGGTAAAACAGGCATTTGCGCCGATTACTGGGGCTTGATCAATGAAAAGCCAGTCCGTTGATCGTTATGCATGGTAAAACAGGCATTTCGCTTCATGCCGTTTCTCCTTCCGCCTTCGCGTGTTTCTCCATGAAGTCCTTGGCTTGTCCACGCAAGGCAATGCAGTAACCCATAAATTCCTCGTCATCCGGTTTCTCGCTTTTCTTTAAGTCATTGATCATATCATCCAAGCAACTTATGCCCAGCAGTTGTTCAATGAGGTTACACGCTTCATTTAATTCGTCTTGTTCGTTGTCCATAATATCGTTCTTTCTCCTTAGTGTTTTGTCGTTGTCCGTTCAAGCCCTATAAAACGCCCCCGCGAGGATCCCGCCCCGCGAGGGCGCGTAGGACTAGAACAAAAGTTTGTTAGGCGCGTTTCTCCTTCAAGTGTTCGTCAATTTTGGCACGCATTAATTTGTCCAAAGCTTCCATTGCGGCTTCAGGTCCGGCGCATTTGAACCAAAAGTCTAAGCATAGATCCATAAACAGCACGCCAAGGGTTGCTTCCAGTTCTGCGTTTCTCTCCACCCAATCGACAAGTTCCAAGGCGGCTTTGTTGTATTTCTCCTCGCTCATCCTTCGACCCTCCCGTACCGAATATCGCAAAGCGTAGAATAATATGAGGAATACCCGCTTGGGTTCGTCATCCAAATCTTTTTGACTCGCGCCCTTTCCGCTTCGGTTTCCGGTTTGATATTGTCGCAAGCCTCATTCGGGCCAAAAGCGGATTGATTGCAAAGCATCATCAATTCAAGCGCGCGTTGTTTCGTGATTGTTTCGTTTTCCATAATTAGTTTCTCCTTATTGATTGCTGTAGTTCTAGTTCTAACTGCTTGCCCCGTCTCGCGCGTTTTACGCTCTTAGCGCTGGTCGATTCTCGACCCGCGCATTGCGCCGCAAGTTTCTCCTTTAGCTCTGCCAAGCGGATAATCTCGTTGATTTCGGCCATAGCCAAGGGCGCGAGGTCAGACATCTTGTAAAGGGCCATTATTTCGCCTTTCCTTTGAGTATGGCCGACGCAAGCAACGTGCTTTTGTGCAACGTCAGGAAACCGAAACAAGCGCGCAAGTTGGTAGCAAGACGGTGCTTGTTTTCATCCATCATGCACAGGTGTGGCGTTTGCGACAAGACGCTGTCGCCGTTCCATATATCCAAGTAATCAAGGACCCCGCTTTTATGGCGTTGCCATGTAAAGCTTTTGTAAGTCTCCATTATTTCGCCTTTCCTTTGAGAAACTGCACGGCCTCGCGTTCATTCGTTTCAACCGTTTCTCGCAAAAGCACGATGTCCTTGTGATTCGCCTTGTACCATTCGCTTTGTAGCAATTCGCGTTGCCAATATTGTGACGTTCGCTCAATTACTTGCGGGATGTCCCAACGTCCAAGTTCAAGGCCATTGCGAATCAATGGCAAATCGGTATCGTTTTTGATATATTCGGTAAGAGTTTTCATAGTTCTAGCTATTGATGATGGATTGATGCATTGCCCAAAAGACGGGGATCCAAGGGGCGAGTAGAATAAGAATGTCGTATGTCATGGTATTGTATCGACGTGTTTGGTAGTTTGTCAGCAGCAACGGATTTCCGGCGTGCATACAACGTCTACCCCGTCAAGTTTCGCATGGTATGCGCCATCTATCCATTCGCCTTTGTCGTCACCATCTAACGCGCTTTCCAGTTCGCACGTCGGGTTATTTGCGTATCCGATCGTGAAACGATCCGCGCTTGGGACCAATTCGCCCGTTTCTCTTTCGGTAACGTGCCAACCAATTGTCCAATCCAAAAAGCCCAGAAGGGTGTCCGAATCATCACAACGGTAAACGTTAACGTTACCATAGTTGCCACGGACGTCTCCGCCTAAGTGCAAACAAACAGCAATATAAACGGCATCGTTTCCGTAATACCATTCGTCTTTATCTTCGGGCGTGCTGTAAATCGTAAAGGTGAAGACTTGTCCGAAATCGTTCTCTGCATTGTAAACGTTGTTACGGCAGGCCTCGACTAGTTGCACGGGTTCGTTCTGTTCGACTGACTCGAAATCTTCACACGCCGCGCGAATTGCGGGGTCATTGTCCCAGTGTCCTTTCGAGTTCCCGTAGGCGTCAAAAGTTTCCTCGACGTCAAGTTCTATGGGTTTGCCAAAAAACGATTCAAGCCATGCGCTTGTTTCAATGGATGCGTCATGCAAATAGGTCGAACCGTTTGCCGGGGTGTTTATTATGGGTGCTGTATGTCTGTTCATTTGTCTTGTCCTTGGTTTTGATTTGTTGGTTTTGCGGGGTTTCCCGCTATGGATAATCACAATGCTACAAGTTGCGACAGAAAGCGCAAGCATAAAATGAAAAAAATTTTGCGGGGTGATGCGCTTGGCGTTGTGAGCAGGCCTTAATGATAATGGATTATCAGGAAATTCATTTCGCCTTTGGATGACAGAAAAAGAATTCGTGCGTGAATCCACAAGTACACAAAACAAGTAAATCCACCATATACGCAAATACAGGAATTGATCCACGCAAGGCCAAGGATTCCCGCAACTCAATCGCCCAGTGCTGCCACTAATTCCCGCAATCCTTGCAACCGTGCGGAATTACAAAAGACTAGGAATCGTTTGTCTCAAAAGATGACCGGAAACTGGCGCTATATCGAGACGCGGCCAGGCGCGATCTACTGACACGTGTCAGAGGGGGGGCGGGGGCGCGTGCGTGTCCGCGCTAATTTCTGTATTATCATCACCCCCCGCACAACTTTTTTCGCAATAAGCGCCTTACCGCACGCCCTGCCTTACCGCACGCCCTGCCTTACCGCACTTCACGCTCTTACCGCAAGCCCTTGCCCTGCGTCACCACCCCATGCTCATG